TGGTGATGGCCCTCCGTTCATCATGCTTCAGATTAGTCCGTAATTAGTATCGTTGCCTGGCGATTCACTCCTTGGGCAGAGTGAGTCGTCGGGCCTTTTTGATAACCTCTACCAAGGAGAAAAGAACATGAAGAAGTACGAGCTAAATTTGGAAAAGTATGACGTGACAGTGATGGTGCCTGTAACCAGAAAGAGTGATGGAACAGAATCTCGCGTGATAGAAGAAGTGATAAATGAGTATCCGTTACGAGAGAACATCAGTACCTGGCTCCGTAGCCTGGGCATCTTCAAGAACGGTGAGGACATCGCCGAGGCCGTTATGCTGGCCAAACAGGTTCGTGAATGTGAAGGTGATACACTCGAACTCGATGAGCGTGAAGCTGGTGTCCTGAAGCAGGCAGTTAATCGTCTGGTCGAACTGACCGCAGAGGGTAAGGCCAATCTCGGTGGTGAAATCCACGAAGAGGCCATCGTAAGAGTAATGAGAATGGAAGAGGTAAAATAATGTATATAGTAAAATGTGATATATGTAAAACAGAAATAGGGGTAGCGGTATCAGTTGCTTCCCTCCAAAAAATAGGTGTGTGTTCTATTGACTGGGAGGATGCGGTAAGTGATACACATATACATTATACTCTATGCCATGATTGTGCTTGTTCGCTTAGAGAGTTTTTGAGGATGAAAGAGGTGAAGTAAATGGAGCCTACGTCAGCCTACAGCTTCCAAGACCTGGTATCAGCAGCCGCTAATGAGATGTGTGTAGCCTATTTCGGTGGCGACAACGGTAAGGCCCTGGTCCCGATAGCCGATGATTACAATCTTCAGTTATGCAAGGGACTGGTTAATGACGCCATCAAGATGTTCATCTATGACGCTCCCCGTAATGGATGGCGTTGGATGCGACGGATCATGTCTGTAAATATTAGTAACGTCAGGATCACGGGCACCGCCGATGCCGCTGATGCTACTTCTATAACAGACTTGACTCTCGCCGATACCTATGGCTCAGATGACGATCTGAATGGATATTGGATCTATATTCTGACAGGCACAGGTCAGTACAGTTATGCACAGATTACTGACTATACGGCGTTGACCGGAGCTATTACAGTAGCCGACTGGTTGGACCAGTATGGTAACGCCGGTGGGACCGATCCCGCCGCCGCCAGTACATTCGCCATTACTCAGTATGAAACAGTAGGCGGTGACGTGGCACGGTATCCTCTGGCCGAGAACTTCGGTGGTGAGGTCAATGGTAAGATTACCTATGCGAGGAACAGTGCTCATTCTGCGTGTATAGGGTGGGTAGACGAGGCTCAGATAAGGGAGTCCAAGTCCACCACGGAACAGTCTGGATACCCACAACGAGCCGCTTATAGACCTCTTGAACCGAAGGGTTCCACCTTAGCGAGTTCGTCTATCACACGCAGGTTTGAATTGATTCTCGACCCCAAGCCGTCAGCGACAGACACCCTTGAGTTTCCGTACACACTTTATTTTGATAAGTTAGATCTTGAAGCTGGTAAGGCGGATAGCGGCGGCAATACAACAGTGGTAGACGCCGCCAGGACAGAGGGCGATGATTATTTCAATGGTTGGATTTGCCGAATAGTATATGGAACTGGCAAAGGCAGTTATGCTCCGGTAACGGATTATACTGGAGCGACGGGTACGTTTACTGTAGCCGACTGGCTTACGTCTGCCGGTGCCGGTGGTGGGACTAATCCTGATGTTGATAGTATCTATGTCGTGGAACCCAAGAACAACCGGCATCCGGCTGGTTACAGATTCGATGAAGCGATCATGGCTGCTATTAAGTACAAGGTCGAAGAGGAAGATGAGAACGTGAATAAAGGATTCACAGAGAAGTATATAAAGAAAGCGTTAGTCAAGGCGTATGACCTTGATGTAAGAAGTCACCCGAGAACACTCGGGAGTATGAATCGTTACGGTGGAAGTCGCCGGGTACGTTCCTGGCTGGATGTTACCTATTAAATAACCTAAGCGGGGTTACTCGCCTCGCGAAAGAAAAAAGGAGAACACAATGAACAGAGCTAATATATCTTGGAACCTTCAGAATCAGTGGGCCGATAGCGATCAGGTCAAAGCTGGCCAGGTCCAAACTAAACTTGTAACTGTGACCTCGGCTGAGATCCTGGCGTTATACACCACGCCGAAAGAACTCGTAGCCGCTCCTGGTGCTGGCAAAGTCCTGGAGTTTTGTGGTGCTGTACTATTTCTCGACTTTAATACTACCGCATACGATACTGCTGGTATTCTGACAGTTAAATGTCATACTACAGCGGTTAGTGATGCTGTGGCCGCTGCCGCACTATGTAATCAGGCAGACGATTGTTACGAACAGATGTTTCCGCTGGCAGTAGAAACAGAATTGGTGGCTAATAAACCGCTTAATCTTTATTGTGATACGGCCGATCCAGCGACTGGTGACAGTCCTATTTATGTGAGTATATCGTACATCATTCACGATTTTAACGTCTAAGATGTAAATTATTAGGGAGCAGGCCGTCCTGCTCCCATTAAGGAATTATATTATGGTAAAACCTACAGGCTGGGAACAATCGCAGATAGATAAAAGTTTAGCAAAGAAGTATCCACAGATGTCATCTCCCAAGTGGATAGCCCAGTTAAGAGACAAGACGAAGAAAGAACTGGCTAAACGTCGTAGTTCCCTCGGGTATCAGTTGGGAAAGAGTGGCATGACCAGGAAAGAAACTAATCGTATGGGAGGTAAATAATGGCCACGATAACATTCCCATTGCGGGGCAAACATACTGGATTTCCGACCGGACGGCAACCTGATGGAACCTCCCGAGACATGAACAATGTCCGTCCGTACTTCGACGGCAAGGCAGTCGGGGGACAGCGACCAGGATTGGATAAGTGGGGTGCTGGAACTCAGATAGGTGCGGCTGAACAGCCGGTAGTGGCAATGTGTACTGTGAGTTCGGTGGTGTAAAGGGCGTGATAAAATGGCGATAGGCGACCCAACAGGTGAAGATTTATGTGTTGGTACTACTGATGGTGACACTTTAGCCGCCCATCCTACTTGGACGGAAAGAGAAATAACATTTGATGTCCCTTATGAATTAGTAGAGGGAACACAATATGCAATAGTTATTAGAGCATTGGATTTTGATTACTCGCCAACAGGTCCGTTCGTTTTTTGGGTTGAAACAAGTGGTGCTGGTGGTTATACAAGCGGCACACAGTTTAATAGCACTAACTCTGGTTCAAGTTGGACGTCATATTCTCCAGATATGTGGTTCAAAACAAAAGCAGATGGTGTAGAAAAAGACACTTATACTTTTGGTGATGTTGGTACTCAATTTACTATCGATTTTATTTGGAACAGTCAAACATTTACTCCTGGTTCTACTTATGAGATTAGTAGTGTAGTATTAAAACTGTGTAGGTATCTTGCTCCAGGAGAAATTACTGTAAGTATTAAAGCTGTAGAAGTAGCACCAACCCCGCAAAAAGTAACTACACCATCCCCTATTGATACTTACACTGACATGACTCTTGACTGGCAACAATTTACATGGGTTGCAGATGAAGATGCTCCAGATGAAGAAGTTTATAATGTCTATTGGGGTACAACTTCTGGAGATTTAGATTTAATTGCTCTTGAAGTACCACTGCTTTCAATAGCGTCAAGTTATCTAACTGCGGTTGCAGGGACGGGTGTTTATAGTAGGACATATTACTGGCGAGTAGATACATATTGGCCTTCCACAGATGAAACCGCAGTGGGGGACGAATGGTCATTTACTACTATAGCTTTTGATCAGCCTAAAGTGTCGTATGTGTTAATCACAGGTGGCAGTGGTAGTGGACCTTATGACGACCCACCTGGCGTTGAAGGAACAGATTGGAGATATACAGGAGAGAACAATCTGGTGACGCTAAGGAGATTAGTAGCAGCAGCTAATAATAAGATCTGGATTGAGAATAACTAATGGCCGTTGATATCACTGAATATATTTCATATAGGCGTTTGGTTGGTGTTGGAAACGATAACTTTTTTTTCGAGGATACAGCCGTGCCCGGAACAATGCTTGAATTTGCCGCCGCTACTGGTGACATCGATACTTCTGATCAACTCGTTATGTTCGCGGCGTATCAGAAGGTGTTCGTAATTAATGGTGCCAAGTTAAAAGTAGCAGATTTCATAAATGTTAAACTGACCCATACTGCTCTGGCTACTGCCCACGCTCACGGTGATATTCTGACACAGGCCACATCTAATGCTACGATGATCGTGGACTTTACAAATACTGCTAAGACCGCTACTTATGGCTATGTAACCAGTGGAACGTGGAACGTAGTGAATACTGTTACTGGTAGCGGATCTGGAACGGGGTTCACTCCGACTGGAATTAATGGTGAACTAACGCACGCTGTTCTGGCTACCGCTCACACTGCCGGTGACGTTCTTACCCAGGCTGTTACCGGGGCAAAGATGACTGTTGAGTACACTAACGTACTCAAAACCAAAACGTATGGTAAAATAACTACAGGCACATTCAATACCACGAACGCTGTTACCGGCAGTGGTGCTGGAACCGCATTTACTCCTACTGCCACGGACACCAGTCCTCCGCTTTGGTATGATTACACGGTGTATCCGGGCGGTGCGTCGGGGGCATTACCGGCCAAGGCATACCTCGGCTGCACATACAGGGGGTCTATTTATCTATCTGGTAATCCCAATAGTCCTAATCAATGGTACAAGTCCAGGAACGGAAACCCCTGGGACTATGCGTATTTGGCCAATGATGGTGGGTCTCCTGTGGCCGGGGGTGAGAACGCTAACGTTCCCGGAGAGGTAGGTGACATAATCAGGGCACTTATACCGAGGGGCAGGGAATATCTTATCTTCGGGTGTGCCACGACTATATGGGTTATGTACGGCGACCCTGCCGAGGGTGGCTCTCTAAGTGCGATTGATAAGACTACAGGAATATTCGGGGCGGAAAGCTGGTGTTTTGATGAAGATGATAATTTATATTTATGGGGTGCCAGCGGGGTGTATAAAGTGGACAAGAGCAATATATCCGTTGAACTCTTGACGGAAATTAATCTACCTGACCTGGTAGGTGACGAAGCTGTTAACCCTACCACGCACCGTATAACTATGGGGTATGACCGCAAGAGACATGGTATCCTAATCTGCATAACCCTACTGGCTGATGGCACTAACTCCAATTATTTTATGAGTCTGAGTCCAGTGACATTTGGGGATTCAGAAGTACAAAAATATGCGTTCTTCCCTGAGTCTTATCCTGAAGAATGTGGTGTGTATTCTGTTTGGTTCTATGCGGCCAATGATCCAGACTACAGAGACTTGTTAGTGGGCTGTAAAGACGGCTATATCAGGAAATTTCTATCGACCGCCAAGAGCGATGATATCGGTGCTTCTGATGAGGCCATTAACAGTTATATTACACTCGGACCATTTGCTTTGGCATCGGACGGTAAAGAGGGAGCTATTCACTCGATGTCGTTAACTTCTTCTGGTGGTGGTTCTGCCGGCACCGAAGCAGACTCTAACGATATTGGGTATAAAGTATTCATCGGGCGTACTGCGTCCGAAGCGATGGAGAAGGCCGAGGCCAATACTGCCCCTAAAGTATCAGGTACATTTACGGCACCAGGTAATCCCAGGGGGCAGAGGAAGAAACAAAAGATACGCGGAGCGTTCGCAGTTATAAGATTAGAAAATATTATGGCTGGCGAGACCATGAGTTTCGACCAGTTGGTTGTCAACGTTTCAGAGAAAGGCAGGATTAAGTAATGAACTATACGGCGAGTGAAGAAAGATGGTATAGAAATCATTATGGGAGTAATTGGCAAAATGTTATGGCAGAAGACAAACGGAAAAAGGCGGAAGGGCAACAAAAAAAAGATATAGCCAAACCATTTCAAGAAGCTATGGCCTATTACAAAGCGGGTGGTGGATTCGGGAAAGGTGTAGAAGCACAACTGGAACGAGGTAGGACAAGGTCTATGGCTTCCGGTATGAACGCTCTTATAGGTTCCGGTCTCGCGGGTACAACGGTCGCTGCTGGTCTTGGTAAGAAATATGAAGAAGAAGTTGCCGCCCCCACAATGGCCGGTGTTGAGAGCACCAGGGCAGAACAACTTGCCAATCTGAAAATAGGTTTAGCCGGGGCACAACAACAATCTTCTGAATTTATTCAGAATCTAAACCAACAGGCTGCACAATCACAACAAAGTCTGGCATTACAAAAATATATGGCAAATCTACAAGCTCAGGGGCAGGCGGGACAACTTGGTTTGGGCTACGCCCAGTTGGGGGCGGGACGGCAACAGGCGGCGGGACAACTTGGCCTTGGGTATGCTGAGTTACAAGCAAAAATAAATGCACAGAACCAACCTATTACCACCGGTAATAACAATTTTAGGGTTCCTGTGGTGGCCCCGAGTCTGTTTAGTTCAGAACCTACTATCACACCTGGACAGAAGATGAATCTGGGTTGGTCTTCAGCAGAATTAACGGCATTAAATAAAAAACTTGGCAATAAAACTCCAGATTGGGCGAAATACTAAGAGGATAATTATGACTAACCCACAATTTGTAAATCCAACAGGTAGTAATCTTACTCCTGAGAGTATATTCGAGCAGAAAGTCAAGGCTGGACGAGATGGTATACAACAAGAGTTCCAGCGGGAGTGGGATAGTATAAACCAACAGGCCAGGATCAATAGATTCAGTCCCCAGAAACATCAACAGCTTCTGGCTGACGCACAGGCCAGAGCACAGGATCGTGCGGCTAAATTCGACCAGGAATATCAGGCAAATCTCGGTAATTTCAAGAACCTGGATCGACTCCAGGGTCAGGGTGTCGTTACTAATGCTACTGAAGCCAAGTGGAGAATGGTGCTTGGTCCTGAAGCTGAACGCCTGATGCCTAAACAGACCGATCCCATGAAACAATACAGTGAACTCGACACCTACCGAAATAAACTTGAGTCCAATGTTGGACTGTTTAGGGTACAGCCTGCCGGAGAAGTTCCGTCACGTCTGAGGGCGAGTAGAAAACAATCTAAATTGATAGGGCTATCTCCCATCCTTACTGCTGTATGGGCTACTTGGCCTAAAGAAAAAATGGCAGCACCAGTAGTAGAAGTATTTGATCGGTCTATAGTAGCCTATGACGCCAAGGGAAATATCAAGGAAAGCAAATCTCAGGGCGGTTGGCGTGAGGCTAAACCAGAGGAAGTTCAGGAATACGGATTGCTGCAAGAAGAACTCAACCGAGTCACTGAAGAACAGAACATGCTCCTGCGTCCTCAGACCAGTAGCCTGATGAATACCGCTATTAAATCTTCGCGAATCGGTGGTTCTATCGAAGCCCAGACCAAGATGTTACTAAACCGGCGTGAGGGTAACGCACAACAGGGTCAGGAAGATCTGTCCCAGATGAGTGATGAAGAACTCAGACGTATCGCTGGAGTTAAATAATGCCTATTACACCTGAACAAGCAAGAGCAGAATTGGCAAGAAGGGAATTGGTAAAAAGAGAATTAACAAGAAGGGAACAACCCGTAAGTGGTTTTAGGGGGCACGGTGCATCTGGATCGTGGGAAAAACCACGCGGCAGAATTGCTGAAGCTGGTGTTGCTGTTGCAAGAACCTTTACAGATGAAGCTAAAGGTCTGGTAGGAACTGCTGAAGATTTTATTAGAACACCATTACAGTTTGCTGCGTCTGTGATGCCAGGACTTGATCCCAAAGAACGTGCCAAGCAAACTAAAGCAGTTGGAGAATTAACTTCGCCATTACGCACAGCAGAGAGTCGTATTCAATCTGCGGGAGAAAAGTTACAACCTACTCGTGGGGGAACTGAAGGGTGGGTTGTTAATACTTTGGCTGGTGGGCTTACGCAAACTGGAATCAGTTTTGGTTTGGCTGGAATAGGAGGTTTGCCAGCAGTCGCAGTTAACATGTTTGCCGTCAGCAGGCAAAGAAGTCTCAACGAAGGAGCATCTGAAGTTGAAGCTGACTTAACTGGAATTGCTGAAGCAGCGTTAGAAACTTGGGGATTAAGCCGCCTCATCAAATTCAAGGAGGCCGGAAAAGGCTCATTTAAGAGTT